TCAAGGGATTTCCAAAATTTTGCCTGCATGGTGGTTGGTGGTAAAGCCGCGTTCAGCGAGCCATTCTTCGATGGCGAAATCGATGTGAGGCGAGGCAATCTTGTCGCGCGAGGGATTGATCATCATGGGAACCAGCCTGCGTTGGTTCTGGCGTTTGAGTTCAATCTTCGCCTCCAGTAGCGTGACGTCTTTAAAAAGTGATGAGTCCAGAGCCTTGAGTGTCGCAAAGATGTCTCCGCGCTCCATCGTGTGCTTTTGTCCGCAGGGCAGCTCCAGTCGAAGCATCGATAATCGCGCAAACGACACAGGTGCTCCAGCATCACAAGCCAGCACTGTGAATCCCTCCCGCAGAGGCTCCAGGGAGTAACGCTTCGACGCAACCAGAGCGGCGGCAGAGCCATGAAAAACTGCACCAAATGCCTGACAGTAGAGCTCCTGCAATCTTCGTCCAATTCCCGATACCTGCCACTCATGAGAATCTCTGCGGTAGTGGGCAATATCAACCCGCTCAGGACGAAGGATCGCCGAGGTGGAGCGTCCCTGATCGTCAAATACCGCCATGCGTTTGAGCAAATCACCGTGGCGGATGATGAACGAAATATTTCCCGCTTCCTGCCGGATGTGGACACTGCAGATGCCCGAGCGAGCATTCGTCTCAAACCACGGCCGCATGCATGCCTCCAGCTTTCGCGCGCTATCCTCATCAGGAGGAAAGTAGGGCAAGCGGGGGTTGTGGGAGTAGGAATAGAGTGAGCGCTTGGCATGCAGAGCCTGACGATCGAATTCGCGCCATGCGATCTCGGGAGCGTGGAGAAGAATTTTGACGTTTAGGTCATCCTGCGAATCATCAGCCTCCAGCAGACGGGCGACAAGCTTGTCGTATCCCTCCTCAAAACTGATCCCGTGAAGTGGATTGGCGATCAGGTCGAGGAGCTCCAACTGCTCCACCAATTCCGGTGGTGTGCTGGGGTTGGGACTAGCGATGATGGCGACGAGAGAATCTAGGGCAGATCGATCGGTAAAAATGTCTTTTAGCGCGAAGCCTCGCTGCATGAAATAGCACTCAAACGGCTGCAATAGCGCAAAGATGCTCGACGACTTGAGGTTGGATAGGACATCAGGTCGGACAATTCGGGGAATGCGAATGGATGGCATAAGCGAGAGAGAATTTAGTTCAAGTGAACAGCATCCATGAAGGTCATCAAGAAAGAATTGCCAAACGTCGAAAAATCAAGCTGCAGCGGAGGAAACTATGATTAAGAACTGCGTAATATTTTGCGGGTCATCGGACATATCACGTAGGTCATCGGACATATATCGCAAGTCATCGGACATATATCGCAAGTCATCGGACAGTTTTTCGGGGCTATCGGACATATCATCGGACAGTTTTAGGGTGCCTATCGGACATGTCCGATGGGTGCTGGAGAAAAAAATGAAAATATTTTTCCTTGGTAGATCAATGGTTCTGGGCGGTTGAGAGCGGAATTTTCGGACTTTATCGGACATGTCCGCACATCGGGGTGAGGCGGTCATTTGACACACCGCCCGATTCAGACCATGGAAACGACATCCACTACCAAACCAGCCTTGGCGATCCGCCGAGGGAAAATCGTCCGACCACAAAAGGTCGTCATCTACGGACCCGAAGGCGTCGGCAAATCGACGCTCGCCGGTCAGACACCAGAACCCGTCTTCCTCGACACCGAAGGCGGCACTCACCACCTCGACGTTGCCCGCTTTGACGCGGCAACCACTTGGGATGACATCAATGCAGCCGTCACCCAACTGGCCAAATCCAATCAATCGTTTAAAACACTTGTCATCGACACGGCAGACTGGTTGGAAAAACGACTGGCCGAACACCTGTGCCGCAAGACCAACAAGGAAAGCATCGAGGATTTCGGCTACGGCAAAGGCTGGGTGATTCTCGCCGAAGAATTTGCCCGCTTCCTCACCTCGCTCGATGCCTTGACCGCACGGGGCATGCACGTCGTGTTTCTCGCTCACTCGACCGTGAAGAAGTTCGAGGCTCCTGATCAAGCGGGTAGCTATGACCGCTTCGAGTTGAAGCTGAGCAAGCAAAACGCGCCGCTTCTCAAAGAATGGGCAGATCTCGTGCTGTTCGGGAATTTCGTCACCAAGGTGGCCGAGAAGGACAACGGCAAGATGCGCGGTGTCGGCGGCAAGGAGCGTGTGCTCTTCGCCAATCACAGCGCGGCCTATGATGCGAAGAACCGCCACGGACTTCCCGACAAACTCCCCTTCTCCATCGAGGCCTTGTCGCCTGTGTTCGGTCCCGTAGCGGAGTCGAGTGCCCATGTCTTAACGAAACCGGAACCCGCAGAACCAGTTGCGTCGTTGACCGACCGAGTTTTTGCCGCGTTCCAGCACAAGGCGGACATGGCCAACGTGGTTGACTTCTTAGTCGCACGAGGCCAACTCAGCTACACGCAGGAAGGTTCGCTCGAATCCATCGACAACCTGGATTCGGAATATGCCGCCCGGATGCTCAGTGAGCCAGATCGTTTCATCGCCGCTGTGGCAGAATGGGTCAAAGGAAAGGAGGCAACCGCGTGAGTGCGCTACGTCCCTCCAACCTACCGAAGCTGGCCGTGTGCCCGTGCTACGAGAGCAATCCCGTAGCTGGTCCCGCCGCCGAACGTGGCACGCTACTCGACTCAGCATTCCGCGCAGAACTTCTCCAACTCGATGAGCGAGTTCTCCTAGCTCAGAAGATGTCTGCGGACGAGATCGCTGCGGTTTCCTGGTCAGTCTCGATGGTGCGGGCGATGTCGGGTCGCGAGCGGGTGCTTGCCCGCGAGGACGACTGCCGGGTGAAGATTCTCAACCTCACCGGCACGGCAGACGCCATCGTCCCAATGAAGTTCACTCACTTCGATCTGAAGACCGGTGCACGACGCAACTACCGCGAACAGATGGCGGCCTACGCGCTCGGACTCATGGGCGCGTATTTCACCTCGTCGTGGACGGCGCACCTGTTGTTCTGTGATCAGCGCGAGATCGTCACGCACACGTTTACCTACGAAGAAGCGCACGCCATCGTCGATCAAGTAGTCAAGGCCTACAACGACACGAAGAAGAAGCCCAGCGTCTGCGAATACTGTTCGTGGTGCGCGAAGGCGGACACCTGTCCCGCACGACTCGCGATGGTCGATCAGGCACTCGCGGTAACCCAATCGGGTTTCGACTTCGATGCCCTGCTCGCTAATCCTGAGCGACTCGGAGAATTTCTCGCGGCCAGTGCGGTGGTTGAGGACTTCCGTGAGCGAGCGAAGAAGATTGCTAGCGAACGACTCAAGACCGGCGGCGAAGTCCCCGGCTGGAAACTCGTCACCCGCAAGGGCAGTGAATTCGTCGATTGCCAGACCGTCGGTCACCACATCCAGCGCATCGGCTTTGGCCCCGTGCTCTCGGCTTACGGAAATCTATCCGCTGCCAAGTTCCGCGACCTGTGGAGCCAGCGCATGCCCAGTGAACTCCCCTTCCCCGAGGAATCGGTGAAACACGCCCCACCCTCCACCTATCTCAAACAATCCCAATCAAAATCCAAATCCCCATCCAAAACCAAACCAAACTAAGACCATGCCATCCTATACCTCATCCACACCTCAAGAACGTCCAGATCATGTTGAACCTGGAGATTACCAAGTCGAAGTCATCGATGCGATTGAAACCGTCAGCAAAGGCGGCCACGAAATGATCGAGCTCAAGCTCCGAACATCCGCGGGCAGCTTGCTCTTCGACTTCCTCGTCTTCATCCCCACGGCCTTCTGGAAAATCGATGCCTTCCGCGCTGCGACTGGCGAACTGGTGACTCCCGACCAAGATGTCGAGATCACTGCCGACCATGTCGTGGGCCGAACGGGCACCGCACGACTGACCGTCGAGGAATACAACGGCAAGAAGCGCAACAAAGTCACGGCCTGGCTTGTGCCGACAGCAAACCCTAACACCAAACCTCAACCAGCACGTCGTAATGAAAGCAACCCCTTCTGAAGTCATGGGCCTGCGTGCCTATCAAATGAAAGCCCGGTTGGACATCCACAAGGGCTTTGAGGAATTCGACCGCCAGCTTGCGGTGCTCGCGACAGGAGGTGGCAAGACCATCTTGTTCAGCCGCTTGGCTCAGGACTACCAGCCTCGGCGCACCTTGATCCTCGCTCACCGTGAGGAACTCATCAGCCAGGCTGTGGACAAGCTGCATAGCTCCACAGGACTCATCGCCCAAGTAGAAATGGGCGATGAGCGGGCCTCGCACGACGCGCCCGTGGTCGTTGCCTCGGTGCAGACACTCATGCGTGAAAAACGTCGTGAGCGATGGCCGCGCGATCACTTTGGTCTGATCGTCGTTGATGAAGCTCACCATGCGCTAGCCGACAGCTATCTCAACACACTGGGTCATTTCGATGATCATGCGAAAGTGTTAGGGGTTACAGCGACTCCGGACAGAGGAGACCAAAAGAACCTCGGCAAATACTTCGAGAACATCGCCTGCGAAATCAGCCTGCTTGACTTGATTCAACAAGGATGGCTCTCACCAATCAAAGTGAATACCGTTCCGTTAGGCATGGATCTGCGAGGCGTGAGCACCAGTCACGGTGACTACAGTGCCGATGATCTCGGTCACGCGCTAGAGCCCTACTTGGAGCAAATCGCTGATGTCTTGGTCGAGCACCGTCATCGCAAGACGCTCGTGTTCCTGCCGCTCATCGCCGTGTCAAAACGCTTCGCGGAAATCTGCCGCGAGCGTGGACTACTCGCCGAACACGTCGATGGCCAAACCAGCGAGCGGCAGGCGATCCTGGAACGATTCAAGCGAGATGAGACGCGCGTCTTGTGCAATGCGATGCTACTCACCGAGGGCTATGACGAACCAAGCATCGATTGCGTGGTTTGTCTGCGCCCGACGAAGGTGCGTGCTCTCTATTCGCAGATCATCGGGCGCGGCACACGTCTCTGGCCGGGCAAGGACCACCTCCTCGTTCTCGATTTCCTTTGGCAAGCGGAAGAGCACAGCCTCATGCGTCCCGCGAACCTGATTGCCGAGGATGAAGTGGATGCCAGAGCACTCACGGAAAAACTCGGCGGCGAGGGCGACCTCGAAGAAGCACGAGAACTAGTGAATGCGGATCGCACCCGATCACTCACCGAAAGGCTCGCCGCCAACCGCACGCGCCGTGCCAGTGTGCTTGATCCGCTGGAGCTTGCTGTGACGCTCAACGAGGCAGCACTGGCCGACTACGTGCCGACGATGTCCTGGCAATCACAGGCACCATCGGACAAGCAGTTGCAAGTGCTCGCCAACTTCGGTCTAGATCCTCAGACGATCCTGTCCCGAGGGCAAGCTTCGCTACTCCTCGACCGCCTGATCGCCCGTCGCAAGCTCGGCCTTGCCACCCCCAAACAAGTCCGGGTGCTGCGCCGCTACGGCCATGAGCACCCAGAAACCACCACCTTCCACGATGCGAAGGTCATCCTCGAAAAACATTTCACCACTCACTAATTCACACCGATGGCACGATACAAATCACCTGGGCTATCCATGGCCTTGCCACGTCGCACGCTGGAATACCTTCAGCGTGGGGCGAGCGAGGGCATGCGCAATGCCGAACTCTTTGATGCGACCTGTCAGTTCCGCGATGCCGGTCACCCACTGGAAGAAACGGAAGGTCAACTTCTCGCCCGCGCACTGGCCGACGGGCTTACCGAATCCGAGGCACGGACGACCATCCGCTCGGTCTATGCACGCTCGTCCCGCGAGTCATTAGGCGTAGGCACGGCGGTCATACCAAAGACAAATCCCCTACCCCGACCAAACAAACCGACTGAACGGTATCACGAGCGATCGACGATGACATTGCCTGAAATTATGGAGGACGGCTTCGTTCGTTTGTTGGACCGTTGCTTTCAACCGCAGGAATTTGTGGCGATCTCACCCGCTGCAGAGAACGAAGAAGGAGAAATCGTTCCGCGCCGAGGCGTGACTCTGACGGCTGCTGAGTGGAAGGAGAAAGTCGCGGCCAAGGGTGGCATTGATCGGGTCTTTGGCACCAAGCTCGGGCTATTTTTGCGCATCAACCCGATGCGTAAGGACGGCGCGAAAAACGAGGACGTCACGGCATTTCGTCATGTGCTGGTTGAGTTCGATCGCGATGAGGCAAGCAAGCTCATCCCGAAGGAAGAGCAATACCATGCGATTGTAGCCAGCGGCATGCCGGTCGCTGCTTTGATGGACTCGGGCAACAAGAGCTTGCATGCGTGGATCCGCGTCGATGCACCCGACGAGAAGGAATACAAGCGCCGGGTCGAAGTCATCTGGGAATGGTTTTCTGGGATCAATCTCGACAAGCAGAACCGCAATGCTTCGCGTCTGTCACGTTGTCCTGAGGGTTGGCGCACGGTGGACGGTGAGCATCGTCGCCAGTCGCTCCTCGCCCTGGAATTTGGTGCAGAATCATGGACGGCATGGGAGGCGGAGAACGACGTGAAGCAAGATGAATCGTTCATTCCTGTGTCAACTCTCGCCACCTATGACACCAGTCACGATCCAAACAACATTCTCGGCCAGCGTTGGCTTTGTCGTGGTGGATCACTGGTCGTGGTCGGCCAATCCGGAATTGGCAAATCATCGCTTTGCATGCAGCTCATGATTCTATGGGCACTAGGTTTGCCTGCCTTTGGTATCAAGCCCACCGTACCGTTGCGTTCGGTCTTGATTCAGGCAGAGAACGACGTGGGTGACTTAGCTGAAATGTATCAGGGTGTGCGGAAGGGCATGGGGCTTACGTCAACGCAAGAGACGACCCTTAACGAGCGCATCTTCATCTATCGCGACACGACCCGCACAGGAGCTAGCTTTGTCGATGCCGCCTCATCGCTGGTGGAGCGACACAAACCAGATCTCGTGTGGGCCGATCCACTGCTCAATTACATCGGTGACGACATCTCAGAACAGAGTGTCATCAGTGAGTTCTGCTGCAACCTTCTCAATGAAGTGAGCTTACGCACGGGTGTGATTTGGTGCCTGCTTCATCACACAGGCAAGCCATCACGCGATCCTAAGTCATCGACGCATTGGACCGCCAGTGACCTCGCTTACAGCGGACTCGGCAGCTCTGCGCTGACAAACTGGTCGCGCGAAACAGCGGTGCTCGTGCGCCTCAAAACAGCCGATGGCGAACCACCTACGTTTCAGTTCAGTATGACCAAGCGCCGCAAACGAGCCGGTCTCACTGACACCGCAGGACAGTCCACCGATACCATTTTCCTGCGTCATTCGACCAGGGGCGGGATCTGTTGGGAACAGTGTGAGATACCCACGGAGGACGAGGAAAAGAACCCAGGTCGATACAAAATGGGGCGCAAATCATCATTCGATGCACAGGCATTTCAGGCCATAATTGAGGCCCATGGAGGCACTCTAACAAGAAATAACGCACAACAGGTTGCTGCAGGAATGAAATGCAGTGAACGAACAGCATGGAAATGGTGGAAACATTGGAAAATCAACAATTTATGAACTGCTGCAACAATACTTATTTCAGCGCTGCAAAAACCCAGCTGCAACTGCTGCAAGTGCTGCAATATCTCTCTCCCGTAGGGAGAGATATTGCAGCTGCAGCAAGCAGCATCGTGCAGGCAGAGAAACGACATCAGAAGATCGACGTGACTTCGGACATCAAACATCGCCCCCTTGTTTGCGGCCAGAAAGGAGGTCAGCCATGAGCGCGGACGACTACGCCAAAAAGCAGACCCAACGCGATGCCCAATACGAGCGCGAATACCAGGCCTGGATCAAGTCGATGAGTCCCGCAGAACGCAGGGAGGCAGAAGCTCTTGGCCTACTCAAGCCATGCCTTGCCAAACACGGCAACGGTTCCGCCAATGGAGACGCCGCCGATAGCCCTCTGCTGCGGATTGGCGACGATCCAGCCCTGCTCGTCGATGCGGATCCCCTGCCCCCTGAGCTCCTGGAGCAGCACCAACCGCAGCCAGAGCCGACCCACGACACCGAGGCCATCTACAGGGCCATCCGCTGCGTGGTCGCCGAAATCCTCTACCACAACAACGCCCGCCTCACCGCCGAGTGCATCGCCTTGGTCAGCGGCTTGGCCTACGATGGCTCATCGATGTCAGACATCGCCAAACGCCACGGCATCTCCCGGGCTGCGGTCTCGAAACGCTGCGTCGAACTCACCGAATTGCTCGACCTACCTCCCTCGCGAGCCATGCGTTCGTTGACAGCCCGCAAGAGCTACCGCGCCGCCCGAATCCGCACCACCCAGTCCCATGAACACAACAATCATTCTCCCAAACCCCAAGGTTAGCATCTCACCCGTTGGCATGCGGATTAGCAGCGAACTGAGCTTCGAGGAATGGAGCGAACTGGCCACCTCCATCGGTCAGGCCGCGCGTTCCATCGGCTTCATCATCGGCGACTGGCTGGTCTATGGCCAGAGCCTGTTTGGCACCGAAGGCTTTGCTGACAGGCGCGTCGATTCGGCCAGCTACCAAGTCGCCATCAACGCGACTGGCCTCGACCTCTCCACGCTCCAAAACTACGCCTACGTTTCGCGCAACATCCCCCACTCACTGCGCAGCGAGCGTCTGTCGTGGGAACACCACCGCTTGGTCGCCAAGTTCCCGCAGGCAGCCCAGGAGCACTGGATCGAGGCCTGCGTGGCGGAAGAGGACGCCGGTCGTCGCATGTCCACCCGCAGGCTGCGCAAGTCACTCAATCTTGGGCGCATTGCCACGCAAAAAGACCTCGAACCCGACGACTCAGACCAAGGCATCGAGAGCCACATGCCCTTCGTCAATCGCCTCGTCGTCTGGTGGAAACGCATGCAATCCACGCAGTTCCTTGCCGAAGCCACAGACGAGCAAAGGGAGGCCATCAAACGCGATCTCCAGCCCGTGATCGAAATCTACCATCAACTCTAATCCCCTACCCTACTCACAATCAACCGCCATGACCCAACAACTCTCCGAATGCACAGCCGCCCTCGATGCGGTGAAAGAACTCCTCGATGAACACTTCCGCGACGCCGAAGACAGCGCCGATGAGGATGGCAAATTCAGTCTCGGCTTTCGCGTCAGCTTCGACCGCTCCCACTCGCCCACCAAGCTCAAGGTGACGTGCCGCGTGTCGAAGGTGATGACCGACGAGATCGAGTGCAGCATCGATGATCCTATGCAGCCGAAATTAGCCCTGTAATGCCCTCTGTGATGCCTTTACGTCCCCGCCAGGTATTCCGAGACCCAAAACCGCCAAGCAGGCTAGAAATGGCCTTTCTGGCGCTCTGGCGGGCATCTGGCGGACCGGAGTTGGAAAAGGAATTCCGATTCCACCCCACACGCAAGTGGCGCGCTGATTTTGCTCACCTGCCCAGTCGCACGCTCATCGAGATCGAAGGTGGCATCTACGTGAATGGACGCCACAACCGAGGAGCTGGATTTGCGGCTGACTTGGAGAAATACTTCGAAGCCGCGCTGGCGGGATGGCGTGTGGTAAGACTTGGTCCGAACGAATTGAGCCTCGAACTCATTCAGCGCCTTATCACTCTGGTGAGTGCTGGTTGACTTCGGCGGCAGGGAC